AGTTCGCGCAGGGCCAGGAGCGCACCGCCCCAGCGGGCGATCGTCCCGACACTGCGGCCGAGCGCGGCATCCACGCGCAGGGCCGCAGCCTCGGTATCTCCCAGTGATCGCGAGGCCTGTGACGACGCACTGGTGAGCGCGGCGCCCATGTTGCGGCCAGCGGCAGCGGTCTGATCCATCGCCTGGACCGCGATGCGTCCGTCACCCGTAATCCGTATGCCGACAACGTAATCGGTCACCTTGCCACCTCTGCAGTTCTAGCTCTTGCGGTTGATCAGCTCGGCGGCGGTACGAGCCATGAGCTGCACGCCTTCGCTGATGCGCGGCCACCGCTTTTGGGGAATGCCCTGCAGCTGTAGAGCGGCTTGGATCTCCAGGGCGGTGACGCCGGTGCAGATGGCGCCGTTTATGCCGGCGATGTACATAAGGTGGCAGCGCTCGTAGGTCCGAAGCGTGCTGAGGTTGCGCCGAAGAACTTCGATTACTTCGTCACCACTTTCCATTCGCTGCTGTGCCTTCTCGACCAGGGCGGCCGGCGCGCCGGCCACCCTGAGCTGATCGGCAAGCGGGTTGGCTGAGTCCTCAACCGACCCGCGCTGCAGCGTCAGCGCTGTGGCGACGTCTTGGAGTTTTTTGCGGGCGCGCCCCCGATGGACACGAAGAAGCCCCGCACGACGGCCTGGCTGAGCGCGATGTTTTCCTTCACGAGGAGTTTGGCGGCCTCCGGGCTCAGCGCATTGCCATCTTCGTCAGAGATGCCAATGGCACCGGCGAGGACGCGATCGATCACTTCTGCGTCGCGCAGGTTCTCGGCGAGCAGCTCGTCCAGCTGCGTGCGCGTGAGGTAGTTGAACTCCGCGGAGAAATCGCCCTGCTCGCCATCGGCGAGGGTGACCTCGATACGGGCCTTGTAGGTGTTGACGGGTTTGACTTTGAGAGACATGCGTGTGGTCCTTGCGTGTGGTGAAACGAGGTTGCGGGGGAGCGAAGCCGCGGGTTACGCGGCTTCGAGGCGAAGCTGCCACTCGTCGTCGCCGACATTGGTCGGCACGAACGAGAGATTGGCTTCGAGGGTGGCGCGGCCCTGGTCGTCGCCATACTTCGGCTGCAGCAGCTGAACGCGCGGGGAGACCAGCGCGACGCGCTTGTTGTCGTCCATGCCGTGGACGAACGAAAGTGCACCCAGCGTGTTCGCCTTGGCGATGGCGAAGTAGTTCCGGTCGCTGAGCTTCGGCGCGATGATCGAGACCGAACCCTTGCTGTCGCGATCCGTGATCTCGACCTTCCGCTCGCCGGGATTGTCGAAGTACGTGACCTGGTTGCCGTGGTCGAAGCTGAAGCTCTTGAACACGCTGGCGAGGCCGTGCAGCTGCACGGTCGGGGTGTAGTCGAAGGTCACCGGGTCCGGGATCTGGAAGGCATCCCAGCCGGCGAGCGCGGTCGGCGCAGCCTGGCTCAACGGTTCCACCCAGAGGCCGGTGAAGGTGAACTTGAGCTTGGGAATGGTCTGGCTGTCGCCGGTCAGCGTGAACGTGCCGCGGGCTCCCAGCAGCTTGTGCAGCTGCCCGTCGAGGAAGAAGTACAGCGTCAGCGATTCCGTGCTGTCCGTCTGCGGCGTGTAGACGACGGACGTCGCCGCGACGATCGTTTCCTTGCAAGCGCACGCCTTGAGCAACTTGCCCCAGGCGGGAGCCGTTCCCAGCGTGCCGCTGCCGACGAGTTCGACTTCGAAGGTCAGCATGGCATGCACGCCGACATGCAGCTGCTGGTCGGCGCCGAAAGTCGGGCGATCGATGTTTCGCGCCACCGTGCTGCTTTCCAGCGGGCTGAGCTGGGCATTGCTGGTTAGGATCGCGTTGGCGCCGGTGGGCGTCGGGTCGGTTCCATAAACCAGTTCGGCGATCGCCAGAACGAGAAGGGCTTTGCTCTTGAGGGACATGGTCAGGGCTCCTGGTGGCCGGCGTCCGGCGCGGTTTCATCGGCCGGCACGGCCGGCGGCGGTTCGGGGATGGCGGGATCGTTCGGCAGGTCCGGCTGCAGTCGCGTGCCGTGGTCCACACGCAACAGCTTTCCCTTGCGATCGCGGTACTCGGTGGTCATGGGTAGTTCCTCAGGTAGCGAACGGTGTTGAGCGATAGACGCGCTCCGTGGCAGAGCACCCCGGCGAACATCACCGGGCCGGCATCATCGATCTGGATGCCGGAGGCGCTGCCGTCCGGAAGCGAGCACTGCGCGACGGTCCCGTTGAGGGTGTCGTTGCGGCGAAAGCCAGTGCGCACCGCCTCGACGAGGCTGTCGAACGTCAGCTCGCTCTTGGCTTCGTCGTCGATGGCCATGAGTCCCTGGATGCGCCAGCGGGTGTACTCCACGCTGCTGGGCTGGATCTTCCCCTGCTCGGTCAGCTTCTCCCTGCGGATGAACCAACCACGCAGCTGGCCGTCGGCGACGTAGAGAGCCTTAAGCTGATCCATCGCCTTCGCGTAGCGCTCGTAGTCCTGGACCATGCCGATGCTCGGGATCGCCCGAAGGGTGGCGGCGATCGCCTCGCGGATATCGGCCGCGGTCACCTCGCTCGGGTTCATCGGGCACCTCCAGCCAGGCGCAGCGTTATGCGCTGCGCGGCCTGATCGAACTTCGTGTAGATCGCCTTCAGCGTCTTGCGGTAGGTCTTCTCCCAGCCGCGGTTGGCCTTGGTGCCTTCGTGGTACTGCTTCCAGCGAATGCCGTACGCGGCGCTCTTGGCCTCCTCGCCGCCCAGGTGCAGCACGGAGCGCACCCAGTCCTCAATCGGCTGCAGCGGCGGCATGTGCGGGCGAGTGCCGGTTTCGACGTACTCGGCGTAAGGTTCCTTCGTGGCCGTCAGGCCGATAACGTTGGTGGCCAGCGCGCGCTCTTCGGTGAACAGCGTGCCGACCAGGCCGGCGCCGTGCAGGCCACCCGCGCCCTTCGGCAGAACCTGCATCAGCTCACCCTGGACGAGCAGATCCGCCTCGGTTACAGAGCGGGTCATTTCCTCGCGCGTGATGTCAGGCGCCTGCTGCCACAGCGAGGCCAGCTGCGAGATCTGCGAGGTGTCGGTGACGATGTTCATCGCGGCCAGGTGCCCGGCGGGTGGAACAGGCGCCGGAGCCCGAGCGAGTCGTCCCGGCGCACATCCACGGTCACGCTTGCAGCCTGCTGGCGATCGCTGGGGGCTTGGCCGATGACTGAGTTGTAGGCCATCTGCAGGTCCTTCGCGCGAGCGCGAAAGAGCGCGGACTTGTTCGCACGGTCCACGGTGTCGGCCTGAATCGTCGGCTCGCTCTCGCTGGCGTAGTAGGCAGCGAGCTGCCCGCACAGAATCATCCCGGCGTAGCTGGCGACCGCCTGACGATGTGAGACACGGATGGTGTCGACGTTGCTGTCGACGTTGTGAGGTGCGCTGTACGTCATGCGCACCACTTCAGCGTCACGGAGATCGACAGGCAGAATCAGATCAGTGCCGTCCGGTGCCCTGTACAGGCGAACGTCGGACAGCGGAATCTCTGCGGTGGGCAGCTGGCCCACGGGGTACTCGATGGACTGCAGGGTTGAGAAGTCGGTGACCCAGCCGGCCGGCAACGCGAGGCGCGCGCCGCCGGTCGATATCAGGTCGACCACAACATCCCGCGGACGATCGGCGGAGTACTGCAGAACGGCCGCACCGATGGCGATGTCGCGTGAAGCGGGGGCGATCACCTGGTCGCGGTCGCGCACCAGGTCATCCACCAGCAGCTGGTAGTCGGCAAGGCTCATGTCGGCTCGGTATGGGGAGAAGGTGGGCCATCCTTGGCCCGGTCGCGCACTCGGGAGATCAGGCGACGATGGCGCCGTACCAGCCGCGGAAGTCGCGGACGACACCGCCGTAGATGTGCCGGATCTTGTACTTGATCTGGTCGTTGCTGAAGAGCGAGCCCTGGGTGGGCAGATCCTGCACGAACAGCTCGGGATCTTCGCGGCCGCCGTAGAAGCCGACTTCGATCAGCGGGCACTGCGAGTTGTCGCAGGCACCGAACCAGTTGTTGGTATCGGTCCAGTGATCGACCACATGGACGGTCGGCTTGCTGGTCTGGGTGAAACTTGCGTCCAGGTTGGTATCGCGGCGGAACATGTCGTACGCACCTTCCTCCAGCTCCGCCGGGATCACCAGGTGGCGCAGAGACAGGCCCAGGCGCTTGCCGCTGTCCTTCTCGGTTTGCTGCCGGATCGCCAGGCGCCCGGCGTTGTAGCTGGCGTCGGTGAGAGCGGTGGTGCCCAGGTTGTTGTGCGTGGCATGGAACAGCGCCACGCCGTCGTAGATGACCGGATTGGTGTCCAGGAAGCCGTAGACGAACTCGTAGAGCGTGCGCCCCGCGGCGGTCGACAACGCCAGCGGAATACGGCGGATCAGCCCGACGTCGTCGTTGGCGATGGCCTCCAGCGAGAGCGTTTCGATGCCGCCGCGTTTCGTGGCCTTGTACTTGGCCACTTCATCCGTCGGGGACTGCAGCGCCGCGTACGGGCCGTTCTCGGCCACGGCCGGCAGATTCCCGTAGCCACCCATGCGAGTGCGCTGCTGCTCGCGGAAGTCCGTCAGCGGAACGACGTCGCACATCCAGCGCCAGTCCTGGTAGGCAGTTCCAGCGCCGTACTCACGGATCATGGCGCGGGTGATCGAATCGCCCAGGATGTTGCCGAAGGTCGCGGAACTCACGGCTTCGCGGAAGTTGCGCTCACCCGCGGCCTCGCGCAGGCGGCCCTCGTCACAGTTCTGGATCAGGCCGGTGACGTGGCGATCGCCGGTGATCTCGACATAGGCTTCTCGGAAGCTCAGGCGGCTGCCCCTGGAGCGATCGAAGAACTCGTCCAGCATCTTCTGGACCTTTTCCGCGCGGCCTTCGCCCATTTCGATGGTGAGGTCGCCCAGGCCACGCACCTGGGCACCTTCGACCAGGCGGCCGAGCAGCTGGCGTTCGGCCTCGATCGCGTTCGTCACATCCTCGGCGGTAAAGCTCGCCGCTTCCGTGAAACGCTGCGTCAAGCGCTCCTGCAAAGGCGCCGGCAGGCGGCTGGCGGCGATCGACACACGGGCCTCGGCGCGCGCCTCGACCATGCGGAACGCGTCCTGCAGCTGCTCGGGCGTAACGCCGTTGCTGGCCGCCGCCACGGCTTCGCGGTACGCGGTCAGGATCGCCTCATCGGTCGCATTGACCAGGTTGTCCGCCCGCGACGCGTCGCGGCGGCGAATTTCATCAAGCATCTGCTGGCGCAGCATCGTGTCTT